ATTAACAGACAAATGCGGGTTATAATTATAGAAACTAAAATCGAAAAATGGCATATTTAAAAAAAATATAAACAGTTACGGTTTAAATATAAAATCTGTAAGTGATGATTTTGACGGTTTAACAGTTATTCTTGAAAATAATGAAATGAAATTGTTTTCAATCAGATGGGCGGATGTGAAAAGTTATTGCCGTTCAACGGAAGAAATGCGTTTTAATTTTATTACAGGTGAATGGCAACAAGTCTGAAAAGAATTTCCAAATCAGTCTTTTTTTAAAGTTATTGATTCACCATATATAAAATGGATTAAAGAACAAGCAGGTGGTTTTATGGACGATGATAAATTAATTCATTTTATGATTGCTTCTGCTGATTATGTTCTTGATACAGTTTCAAAATATGAACCGGATGAGTATTATTTAAGTAAACTGACTTGTTCGGATAGTACAAAAATCTCTCTATGGCATAATTTACTGTGTAACTTTATTGATTTTAGCTGATATTGTTTGATACCGAAATTCACTCAAAAAGCAAAGACCGAGTGATTGAAAAACATAGCAAATAAGCCGAATTTTCAGTGCTTATCAAAAAAAATAAGCACCCGATTGCTCGAGTGCTTTTGGCGGAGATGGAGAGATTTGAACTCTTAACAAATGCAGTATTTAAGCCATAAAACGGCTTACTGTGTAAAATCTGTGCAATGCGTTGAAATTCTGTTGCTTTTAGTAGTTGTTTTCAAAGTATGTATTCAGCTTATTAAGCGCCTCTGTTTTGTGCTTTTGCGTAAGGTGAGTGTAGATGTCTGATGTAGTGGAATATTGAGCGTGACCTAAAATTTCCTGAACATCCTTTATGTTCAGATTAGCCTCAAAACAGATTGTAGCAAAGCCGTGTCGGGCAATGTGGGGAGTAAGCTCTGCAAGGCCTGTGGCGGTCTGATAGTCTTTCCAAAGTTTATCAAAGCGTGACTGTGTGTAATATTCGCCGTCACAATTAAAGACAATTTCATTTTTCTTGCCCTTGATTTTAAGTAACTCTGTTTCAAGACCTTTTGTAAGCAGTACATCACGCTTGCCTGCCTCTGTCTTCGGTTCTTTTATGTGTGGTGCATTGTTTACATGATACAATGACTTTGTGATATGTATTATATGGTTTTCAAAGTCTATGTCGCTCCATTTAAGAGCCAATGCCTCGCCTCGTCTGACACCTGTATTGAGAAAGAAAAACGCAAGCAATCCTCCCGGGGCAGAGATTGAATTTTTGATAATCTCGATTTCCTCGTATGTTGGGGCTCTGCGGTGCGTTCTTTTAAGGTTCTTGCTTATTTGTATGTATTGGCAAGGATTGTTTGTTATATATTCATTTTGTGCGGCATAGGTGAAAATAAGGCTAAGTACGGATGTGTATGCTTTAACGGTTTTATATGCCCAAGATTTAGGAAACTTCGCTATATAGCGGTTGATTTCACGAAGTCCGATGTTTGTTATAAGCTCATTGCCAAAATAGTCAACAGCCCGTTCTGCTCGTGGCTTGTATGCCTTGACAGAACCTTGGGCAAGAGTTTCAAACGCATGGGCTTCCCATTCTTCTGCCACAGCAGAGAACGGCATACCCGACTTAGTTTGCTCACTTTCGGGATTATAAGCAAAAATTTTCTTTTCAAGTTCTTTTTCGGTTCTAGCTCTGAATATGTGTCTTTTGCCGTCATAGACGATTGATTTTTCATAAAGCCCGTCAGGCCTGCGGTAGTATTTTTGATTTGCAGATTTAGAACCGCACCAAGGGCAGAATTTAAAATCAGACTGCAAAGTCTTTTTGCATCTCTTGCATTTCATAAAAAACACCTCTGTATTCATTTTTTATTGACACAAAGGCTAATTTATCTTATAATAATTAAAGACTTTCCACAGTCTTGTATGGCCCTTGCGTCGTACACCGCTCTATCCTGTTGGCGCAGGGTAGGGCGGATTTTTTGTTTTAATAAATGTTACTGTAAAATCCTACGGCTTTAGTTGCTCTTTAATTTTAAGAGATTCACGATACTGTTCAGCCGGAGCAAGTCGAGTAAATTCTACCGTTTTATCGTAATTCTTTTTTACAACTTCTTCTATTTCATCAAGAGTAACATTAAAGAACTCTCGTCTTGTGTTAATCATATTGACTTTTCTATCCTCAAAGGCTTTATGCAAAGCTGCTTCAAGTGAAGGAGCATCGTCGGAAAATATCATTGCGTGAACATCAAAGTTAAACGGAACAGAAGCGTCCCCAAGCTCATCAACTCGATCCATTGGTTCAAGTCTTCGTGTCATTCCGATTTTATATACATTTTCACCAAACGAACCAACATTTGAGATAATATAAACATAGCCGGCTCTCGCATTTGCTGCTCTATAATCAATATCTTTCATAGATTTATCTATTTCGGAGAGTTCATTAACAATTTGTTCTTTTTTCTTGAGTAATTCAACTTTATCTGCTTCATTTGCAGTTTCAATCTGTTGCTCAATATGTGATAAAGCATTATGATAATGTGATTGTTCTTTTGCTATCTTTTTACGAGTTTCCTCAATCTCTTTCTGAAGTTTTGCTTCTTCACGCATTCGGGCTCTTATTTCCTTTTGTTCTTCCTTTTCATCTTGCTTTTTCTTTTTGTATTCAAGTGATAAGCAAAGTTCTTCGTGCTTGGCATTAAAATATTGAGTAGTTATTGCAATTCCCATAATGTTGCCAAGTTTTGAAATTGCTTCACAGGAACTATGCATCCTTTTTAATGCCGTATCAAAAGTATTGTACTTAACTTTATCAATAAGTTCATCACATTCACTATTGAATGCTCTAAGCAAAAGTTTTTGCATATCTTTAACCATTTTTTTGCCCTGACTTTTACTTCCATTTACAGTCCAATTAGTGTTACCGGTAACAGCTTGACCATTTTTTATAAGAACTTTTTGAGTATTTCGAATTTGTGATAATCTGTTTTTATACAATTCTGAAGAAGCAAAGTCGTATTTAGGAGTATAAAGTCCGAAACTTTGTAACTCAATTTGTTCATCCATACAGATTATTTGAGATTGTTTGTTATTTATAGTGTTATTTAAACCGATAATTTTGTTGTTTAAATTATTGATCTCGTTATTTTTTTGCCCAATAACTGCATTTAAGTTATTAATATCATTTTGCAATTTCTGTGTGAGCATAAGTAAATTTTGGGCATTATACATTTCAGGAGTAAATGTGCTTCTAAGCTGATTAAGTTCAGCTTGTAAGCGTTCTACTTCTGACTTATATTGATTACCCTTAAAGGTATCAAGAAATCCCATATCAATTCTCCTTATCAAATAGCATTAGCCTCAAGCTCGTTATGAACAACAGGCTCATAATCATAAAAATGCTCGGATGTAATGTGCTTTAATTCGTGCTTAGCGGCTTTCTGTTGAGTATCATAGCTAAGCAGAATATTAATATATACATTGTAATTGCCGTCCTCATCTAAGACCGTTACGCCTCGTACAGTCAGCGGCAATTCTAAACCTCTAATAAAAATTTCTCCCAAAGCTATTCATCCTTTTTTAATGCTTCAATAATTCTGACTGCTTTTTCCACATCTTCTTTTGTAGCACCCTTAGTAAGACTAAATAACATTCTTAGTTCACTTCTGTTCTTGAGCTCCTCAAGGTATTCTTGGAGTTCAATGTCATCAGTCATTTTTGATGTTTCGTGTTCCTCTGTCAAATCAGATTTAAGAATACCAAAATAGTCAGCCAAAAGTTGCATTTTGTCAACACGAGGGTATTTCTTTCCGTTTGCCCAGTCAGAAACAGTCGAAGCTGTTAAATTCAGATCCGTTACAAGATCCGATTGGGTTTTATTGTTAGTAGTCATATAATAGTTTAAATTCTTTGCAAAAATTTTTTTGTTAAGCTCACTATTATCGCTCATTAGATCACCTACTTTTATGTTATATTTGCATTATACACTAAAAGCGTAAAAAATTCAAGATATTTTTAAAAATATTTCGCTTTTTGCTTGACATTACGCTTTTAGCGTGATATTATATATGTGTACCAAGGAGGTGAGGCAAATGGAATATCCTAAAATCACGTTAAAAGCTGCAAGGGTAAACGCTGGTTTATCTCAAAAAGAAGCAGCTGATATGCTTAATATTAGCAAGGAAACTCTTTCTAACTACGAAAAAGGAACATATTCGCCAAGTTGGGATATGGTGCATAGAATAGGTGAGCTGTATAGATTTCCTGTTGACTTTATTTTTTTTGGAAAAGATTTACGCTTAAAGCGTATCACTTGATTTCTGTTATTTATCTTACAATTAGTATAGCAAATCAGCTGTACAATAAGCAGGACTTTGCCGAACAGCAGAGAACAGCATAGAAAAGGAGGTGTGAAAAGTGAACTTATGTATAATTATGATACTAACAAATCTGTGTATATCTGTGGTATTCTTAACTATCGCAATAAAAATAATAGCTGTCCGCATTATAAAAACGCTTGACAGCTATTTGAATAAATATGATGCACAGATTATGGATTTAATTCGCTGGGCAAAGGGTTTAGACAAACATCAATGAATGCTTTTCCAACAGGAGTAAGTGTTGCAACTCCTTTATGTAAATCAAATTTTTGATTACTGTTATTTGATTTGTTCATGGCTTCTATTTGATTTTTGAAATCTACTACTATAGGTAAAGAATCAAAAATCTTATAGACTGAATCATCAGTTATGTATTGATCATATGCGATGCTTATAAGACCCATACGAGATAAAGACGATAAAGAAATTGATTGTTGCTCAATTGAATCGCAAAACTCATTACTACAAAAAATATTAGTTTGCAAAATTTTATAACCGCCTTTTTCAAGCATTATCATTATTTCGCATATTGGCAAATTTTCTTCAACTGAAAAACATTTTAGGTTTTGGGCATCTATAGGCGACATTTGTTGAATGATGTCAGAAAAAGACGGATGAATTTTTTCGATTTTTCTACTGTCGAATGAATTGACGATTAACTTTTCAAACATTTCACGAATTTCGTCTTCATTCATAAAGTATTTCGCTTTTTCAAGAGCAGGTCCAATAATCGATTCTCTCGATTCAACTTTATGTTCTGTTGGAATATTATCTACACTCTTTTGAATATTAGCTTTAAAGTCTTCAAATTTTTTTTGGCGCTTTAATTCGGCTTTTATTGAAGCATAATGTATGCCACCTACAGTTAAGTTTATGAAATCGGCTAACAGAGCACCTGCAACTTTTGTTGGTGGATTTGTAAGATTACTTACTGCTTCTGATTCTAAAACAGCTTTTGTAACACCATAAGCAGTATCATTTATGTTTTGGTCACTCATATGTGCACCACCTTTCTAAATAAATAATAACATTATTTGGGTAATAAAGCAATAAAATATCGAAAAGAATAGTAGAACTTGAAAAAGTTCTTACCGAACAGCAGAAAACAGCGCGAGGAGGTGAGGAAAATGGCAAAACTTAAACTTATTGACACAAAGGACAAGTTTCTTCTTGAAATTGACGGAACAGAAATTCCGTATGTTACAAGCTATCAGATTACCCGAACAGTAGGCGATGTGGTACTGCTCAAGCTGGCACTCAGCGTCGCCAATGTGGAAAAGGTTGAAATCGCATCAGACAAAATTACAGAGGAGAGCAGGAGGGAATGACATGGCAAGAGAAAAGCCGTTATTTCGAGACAACCTCGACAGGTTAGACATTGCGTTTCCTGATAAGGAAGTTTTGCAGTATCGGGACATCGCAAAGTATCTCGGAAAAAGTTGCGTTACTGTTAAGCGACACTTTCAAAAAGACTATAACAAGAAGCTCGGCGGAATCAGCAAGGCAGTCCTTGCAAGTATTTTGAGCTGATTAAAGGAGGCATAACCAATGGCACTCAGACACATTAAAACAAAACGCAGTCTTAAGGACGAGAACAAGCACTTACATAGCTTGGTTAAGCACTTGCAGATTGAGCTTGAGAACGCAAGGCTTGACATTAGCATTAAGAATGATGCAATCAACGGTTACAAAAACGAAAACATAAGGCTCAGACAGCGCATTAACAGTATGTATGAGTATGATGTTTTCGCGGAGGAGGTGAAGAAATGAGCAATAAAAAAAGTGCCTGTGACACCGCGAATGCCACAAGCACAAAGAACAATAAGCCTAACTCAATTATATCCTCTGCAACAAAAAAAATCAAGTTGTGCAACGAAAAAAATCTTAAAGACCGCAAATCTAAAGCAATTCTTGAGCCGGTAAAGAAAATGCTCTGCGAATTTTCAGAGCAGAACGAGGAATTTGCAAGAGCCGTTACGGCTGCAGAAAACCTTGAAAACCTGATTGACGAAGTGGGAAAGAAGCTCCCCGCTGCAGTTTCCGACCTTGATGTGTATCAGCAGATTGTCGGTAAGATTTTCCCCGGAGCAAAGGTTACTTTCGCAATGCAGATACATATGTCCGAGTATGAGCTTGAAGAGCCTGATGTAGCAGAGCAGAAAACGGATCCGGTTACTCTTGACCTCGGCAATCTTATAGATTGGTAGGTGTCGGTATGATTAAAAATCCCGAATATCTGCTCAAGAATATTCCTGATATTACAGTTGAAAACGAAGAGCAAATAGTGCAGTATTTCCCACAGTATGCCTTTTATGAAAATAAAGGCAGGGACAGATGTGATTGCTTTTGTACAAGCTGTCGTTGCTGGCATCTTAATGAGCCGTTCAGTCTTGCACATAATCAAATTCACATATGCAACCATTGTGGTGAGACCGTCAAAGCAAAGGCTTTGCATTACGGCAGAAAGAAACTTGGAAGAAGTCGCAAGTTTGGATTTTGTTTTGCTCAAAACGGCAGACTGTACATCAGATTTGTAACGGTTTATCAGAGATTTTCGGAAGATATTTACAACGAAAATCCTGTCGAAATGATGCCGCAATATTTTTTTTCAAATGAATATCTGTATGTATATGAACAACACGCAATGCAAAGATTTGCATACAACTGGTACGGCAAATCATTTTATCAGATGAAAACAGACGGAATTATTCCTTCTGCTTCACAGGGCTTAGCGTGGTATTGGGGTCCGTCAGAAAAAACCTTGTATTCAGGCTGGGATTCAACCGTACTTTTAAATCTTGATGTAATAGCTGATACGGATCTTAGATATTCGTGTGCGGATGAGCTTTTAAATAGATGTACGGTCCAAGAGATTCTCAAATGGCTGAACATATATGTAAGGCACAATAATGCAGAATATCTGATTAAAGGCGGTTTTGATAGGATTGCAGACCTATTGATGAACGGTCAGCTAAAGTTAAACAAAATCCATTGGAAAGAAAACAATCTGCTTAAAATGCTTGGGTGTCGCAAGACAGATATACACAGCTTTGCCGAATATGACACAAACGAAATTGAGCTTTACCGCAACATTATTAAAGAAGAACCGAACATTCAGAATGCAAGCGGTTTTATAAGCAGTCTGTCAAAGCTTGGAACTTTTGCCGTTAACGAAATTCACGATGCCGGTGTTAAATACAGGCAGATTTTGAAGTACGGCAAGAATCATCAGAGAGTAATGCTGTGGAAGGATTATCTCGACAACTGCAAAAGACTTCCCGAAGGAATTGAAGAGCTGATGCCTGCTCATCTTGAACAGGCTCACGACAGAGCCGTTGAAAAGGTTGCTTATTACACAAATAAGGCTGAAGCGGAAATGATAGCTAAGAGGGCAAAAACTCTTAAGCCTCTGTTGATGGACACGCAAAATCTTGTAATGCTTGCGCCTGAAACAGGCGAAGAAATTATTTCAGAGGGAAAAATTCTTAAGCATTGTGTCGGCGGATATGTAAACCGTCACGCAAGAGGTGACACAGTAATCCTGTTTATTCGGCATAAAGCGTCACCGTCAATTCCTTACTTCACGATTGAAGTAAATCCCAAAAGCCTGACGATTGTGCAATGTCACGGCTACAAAAACGAACTAGAGTCGAATTATAAAAAGCCACCCGAAATTGTTGAATTTGAACAGCAATATACTAAATTTTTGGAGGATATAAAAAATGTCAGAAATAACAGTAAGCGAACAGCATAAGCAAGCAATTGAACTGCATCAGAAAATTCTTGTAAGTGCAAACCTTGCACAACAGAACATATGGGATATGTGCAACGGACTCAAGACTATGCGTGACAACAAGCTGTATAAGGAGCTTGGATATCAGAACTTTGAGGACTACTGCGAAACAGAGGTAGGTTTTAACCGTAAGCAAGCACACAAGTATATTTCGATAATCGAAAATATAAAGCTTGAAAATGTCCACTCGAGTGGACATTTAGGAGTTACAAAACTTGCTCTTCTTGCAACAGTAAGCGAACCCGAACAGGCAGAAATCGCCGAAAAGCTTGACATTGAAAACACAACGGTCAAGCAGTTAAAGGCAGAGATTGACAGGCTGAAAGGCGAAAAGCAGGAGGCAACCGACAAGAGCATTGACTATTGCAGACAGCTCAATAACGCTAAGAAAGACGCAGACTATTACAAGCAGCAGGCGGACACTTCAAAAGAAAGCTATCGCAATATTGAAAATCAGCTTGCAGAGGAAAAGAACAAAAATTTCAAGCTGACGAATAAAGTTCAGGAGCTTGAAAGCCGCCCTATTGAGGTTGCCGTTGCAGAGCCGAGCGATAATGAGCGCAGACTGAACGAAACCATCAGAGCACTTGAGCGTGAGAACATCAAACGCAATGACGAACTCGAAGCAGAATATCGTGAGAACGAGAAAATCGTAAGGAAACAGCTTGAGGACGAAAAGCAAGAGGCTCTTCGCAGGCAGAAAGAGGAGTATGAAGAAAGGCTGAAAAATGTTCAGACTACCGACGGTACATCAGATGACAAGGATGTCTTTAAGGCGTATTTTTCAATTGCATATGACAGCTTTATCCGTATGCTCGATTTCGCCAAGCAGTCACAGGACAAGGAATTTTTCAAGGGCAAGGTTGAACATTTAATAGAAGCACTTGCCACACAAAACATAAATCTTTAAGGGGGAGCAACAATGAAACTTTATGAGCTTACGGAAAGCTTTGCTGAATTATTCAGCCAATTCGAAGACATAAACGAATATGAACCCGATACTGACGCAGACGGTCAGCCGATTGACGGCAACGGCGATATTATCGAAGATGTTGATGCATACAAAGAAAAAATGCTAACAGCGTGGTTTGATACACTCGAGGGCATTGAGGGCGAATTTGACGAGAAAGCAGAAAGCATTGCAGTCTACATCAAACAGCTTAAAGCAGAGGCTAATATACTCAAGTTTGAGAAATCTGCAATCGCTAAGAGGCAGTCGCAGAAAGAGCGAGAGGTTGAAAAACTCGTTGCATATCTTCTTAACGCAATGAAAGCAATCGGCAGGAGCAAGGTAGGTATGCCGCACGCAGTTGTATCAATCAGAAACAACGCACCGAGCCTTATTGTTGATGATGAAATTTCATTCATTGAGTGGGCGGAGGAACACAATCTTGCCCACCTTTTAAAGTACAGTATGCCCGAAGTAAAAAAGAATGATGTCAAGGCTCTCTGCAAAAACGGCGAGGCTATCCCGTTTGTGCATATGGAAAGCAAACAGTCGTTGAGTATTAAGTGAGGTGTTATTTATGGGATTACCTATATTGGTTTTAGGATATTCAGGCAGCGGAAAATCTGCCTCTTTAAGAAATTTCAAAGCAGATGAACTTGCTCTTGTGAATGTGAATGGAAAATCACTCCCTTTTAGAACAAAATTTACTTCTTCAATCAATTCCGACAACTACATTGATATCGAGGACTTTATCAAAAAGCAGAAATGTAAGTCGATTGCAGTTGACGACGCACAGTATCTCATGGCTAACGAATATATGAGAAGAGCCAAGGAAACAGGCTTTCAGAAGTTTACCGACATTGGCAAAAATTTTTGGGAACTTGTGAAACAGATTGAAACTCTGCCAAGCGATACAATTGTTTATTTTTTAAGTCATATTGATACCGACGAAAACGGCAGACAAAAAGCTAAAACAATCGGTAAGCTGCTTGACGAAAAAATCTCGGTTGAGGGAATGTTTACCACAGTTTTGAAAACGGTTGTTGTTGACGGCAAGTATCTTTTTGCAACACAAACAGACGGCAACGACACCTGCAAAAGTCCGATAGGCTTGTTTGATTCAATGTACATATCAAATGACCTTAAAATTGTTGATGAAGCATTGAGAACATACTATTCAATGCAACCCGAACAGTATTGTGATGAGTGCAAAGCACCGATACTTTCTGACGGTAAACGCACCGTTAAGCAGATCATTGACGGCACAACCAAAAATTACGGCAGACAGCTATGTATGCAGTGTGTCGCAAAGCTGATAAAGCAGAAGAAACAGGAAAAGCAGAGAGAGGGTGCCGGAAATGCAGCTTCGACCGTATCAGAATGACCTTGTTGAACAGGTAAGACAGGCTTGGCGAGAGGGTTACAAAGCTCCTTGCATTGTCCTTGGGTGCGGTGGCGGAAAGTCCTGCATTGTCGCAGAAATTGCAAGACGAACAACTTGGAACGGTAAACGGGTACTGTTCCTTGTTCACAGGAGAGAACTTGTTGATCAGATATTCAGAACCTTTGTCCGCTGGGGTGTGCTTATGGATTTATGTCAGATTGGTATGGTACAAACCTTTACACGCAGGCTTAAAAAACTTCCTAAGCCTGCGTTAATCATTACGGACGAAAATCATCACAGCCTTGCACAAAGCTACAAACGCATTTATGAATATTTTTCAGATGTGCCGAGGGTCGGAGTAACCGCCACACCTATCCGTCTAAACGGTGACGGCTTGGGTGATGTCAACGATAAGCTCATAGTAGGGGTGAGTACAAAATGGCTCATTGAGCATAACTGCCTTGCCCCATATGATTACTATGCTCCGAGTGTTGCCGACCTTACAGGACTGCACACCAAAATGGGCGAATATGTCGCCTCCGAGATAGAAAAAGCAATGACTAAAAATACAGTTTTCGGAGATGTAATCAAGTATTACAGACAGCTTGCAGACGGCAAAAAAGCGGTGTGCTATTGTTCAACTGTCAAACACAGTATGGCAACCGCACAGGCATTTTGCGAAGCGGGTATATCCGCAAGGCATATTGACGGAGCAACTCCAAAGGCGCAGAGAGAACAGATTATAAACGAGTTTCGCAGCGGAAAAATTACAATTCTTTGCAATGTGGATTTGATTTCAGAGGGCTTTGATGTGCCCGACTGCGAATGTACAATTCTGCTCCGACCTACTCACAGCCTTACGCTTTACATTCAGCAGTCAATGCGATGTATGCGATACAGACCGAACAAAAGGGCAGTAATCATTGACCATGTGGGCAACTATGCAAGACACGGAATGCCTGACGATGACAGAGTGTGGTCACTTGAAAAACGAGAGAAAAAGAGTGTTAAAAAACTCGAGGACGAGCAGGCAACAAAGGTTAAGCAATGCCCCGAGTGCTTTTTTACATTCTCTGCACCACCACCGGGGCAGAAAGCCGTATGTCCTCGATGCGGATATGAATTTCCGACAGCAGAGCGAAAGGTTGATTTTGATACTGCCGCAGAGCTTATAAAGGTTGAGGGCTTTAAGCTCGATTTCAGTTCGCCCTCGGACTGCGGCAGCTACAACGATTTACTTGTTTACGCAAAAACACACGGCTATAAACCCGGCTGGGCGTATTATCAAGCACGAAAGAGAGGATTGATAGCTTGACAGAAGAACACGCTATACAGAATGAAATCCGCCTTGCAATCGCACCGTACTGCGATATTTTTCGTATCAATGTCGGACAGGGTTACACAAAGGACGGACGATATTTCAGCACAGGGGTACCACCGGGGTTTTCTGATTTATTCGGTGTCAGAAAATCAGACGGCAAGGCGGTATTCATTGAGGTTAAAACAGCAAAAGGCAGAGCAACTGAAAAGCAGCATAACTTTTTACAGATGATGAAATTTAACGGTGCGGTAGCAGGAATATGCAGAAGTGCCAATGAAGCAATTAAATTAATTTTGGAGGAATAATCATGGGTTTTAAATCAAACTGGAACGAAGCAACACAGGGCAGCTCAATCAAGCCTGAAGGTGATTACGAGTGCCTTATAGCTAAGGTTGAGGAGAGAGTAACAAAGAATGGCAAAGAAAATCTGAACATCTCAATGGTAATCCGAAATGATGTTGAGCAGAACTATAAAAATGGATATATATTTGATACATTGTGGAAGAAGAAAGAGCCTACAAACGCAGACTTGCAGGTCAAGGGATACAGCTATGGTCAGATTATGGCACTCGGCAAGGCGGCAGGACTTCCCGATGGCAAGGAGTACGACAGCCTTGAGCAGTTCTGCGGTGAGCTTGTCAATAAGCCGATGCGTGTAACTATAAAGCACGAAGAATACAACGGAAAAACACAGGAGCGAGTAAGCTGGAGAAATCCTACAAAATATCCGACTGTAAAGCATATTCCAAAGCAGACGACAATCAATACAGCTACAGCCTATGCACAGCAACAGCAAAGCTATGCATCTGCACAGCCGACAAATCAAGGCTTTACGGATATGCCGCTTGATGATGATTTACCGTTTTAATTCAGAAAATTTTTACGGAAATTGCACTAATTTATGCAACTTTTGAATTTTAAGTCGGTACATATGAAATCCATAAGAATCCATAAGGAGGTATAAAATATGGGATTTACAAATTTTAACGATAAATACAGTGCAATTCCGCAGGAATTAAAAGGCTATAAAAATTGGGTGTGTTGGCAGGCATACCCTGACCCGAAGTCGCACAGCGGCATTTCTAAGAAGCCGATAAATCCAAGAACGGGTGGCTTTGCAATGCCGAATAACTCGGACACTTGGTCGGACTTTGAAACGGCAGTCAGAGAATCCGCCAAATATTCGGGCATAGGCTTTATGTTCTCAAATTCGCCGTTCTTCGGTGTTGACCTTGACGATATGCCAAACGATATTGAGGACTACCAAAACGGCGGAGCTGACAACATAATCAGCGAGTTCGTGAACACTTTGCAGAGCTACACCGAATTTTCGCAGAGCAAAACAGGCGTTCATATAATCTGCAAGGGAACTCTTCCCGAGGGCAGAAGAAAGGCAAAGAATGATTCGGGCGGTTTTGAGATGTACGAGAACGGCAGATTTTTCGTTGTGACAGGAAACTACTGCTCGGAATACGGATACATCAACGATTGTACCGAGAGTGTTAAGCCGTTGCACTCCAAATATCTCGGCAAGACGGCAGAGCCTAAGCCGAACAGGCAGAATATTACGGTCAATTTAAATTCCGTTGATGACATCGTCAGAGCCGCCTGCAGTGCTAAGAACGGCAGTCTTTTCAAGGCTCTGTACAGCGGTGACTTTTCGGCTTACTCATCACAGAGCGAGGCGGATATGGCGTTTTGCAATATGCTTGCCTTTTGGTGCGGCTGCGATGCCGAAAAAATGGACGCAATTTTCCGCCAATCGGGTTTAATGCGTGACAAGTGGGTCAGAAAGCAGTCAGGTACTACATACGGAGTAATCACCCTGCAAAAAGCAATATCCGGCTGCAGTCAGACCTATAACCCTAAAAAACAAAACGATTATTCAATTTCAATCGGCAACGGCAAGGTTATTCAGACTGTTGACGAAGAAAAAATGCGTGCATATACATTTGACGATATGGGCAACGCAGAAAGGTTTGTTGACCTGTTTGGCGAAAATGTTCGCTACTGCTATACGGAAAAGAAATGGTATTTTTATAATTCAATGAGGTGGAGCGTTGATAATCTCGGTGTTATCTTAAGAATGGCAGATAAGTGCGTTGAGGCTATGAAAGCCGAGGCAAAGCTTTACTTGCAGGCTGATGAAGAGAGCGGCGGAGATATGGCGAAAGCATTTGAAAAGCATATGAAATCAAGCCGTTCAAATAAGTCAAAAAAAGCAATGCTCAACGAAATTGAACATCATCTTCCGATTTTGCCGATACAAATGGACAGATACAAAATGGCACTCAACACGCCAAGTGGAATTATTAATCTGAAAAACGGCGATGTAAAGGCACATAACCCCGAATATTACTTTACAAAGATTACTTCGGTCGATTGCGCCGAAGCTGCCGACTGCCCTCGTTGGCTTGCGTTCCTTGACGATATTTTTGCAGGCGACAAGGATTTAATCAGATACATTCAAAAGGCGGTAGGCTACAGTCTGACAGGCTCAACGGCGGAACAATGTGCATTTTTTCTTTACGGTACAGGTCGAAACGGCAAGAGTACTTTTATTGATGTAATAAGAGATGTTTTCGGCGATTATGCGGCGAATATTCAGCCCGAAACCATTATGGTGAAAAGCTCGCAGAGCAATGCGATAAACAGCGACATTGCACGATTAAAGGGCGCAAGACTTGTTACATCGGTAGAGCCAAATGAGGGTGTGCGGCTGAATGAGGGACTTTTAAAACAGCTTACAGGTGACGATACGGTAACAGCAAGAAAGCTGTACAGTGAGGAATTTGAGTTTAAACCCGAGTTCAAATTATGGATGGCAACAAACCATAAACCTATTATCAGAGGCACAGACACAGGCATTTGGCGAAGAATACATATGATACCGTTCAATGTGCAGATACCCGAGGACAAGGTAGATAAAAACCTTACGCATAAGCTAAAGGCGGAGATGACAGGGATTTTTAAATGGTGCATTGACGGCTGTCTGATGTGGCAGAGAGAGGGCCTGCAAATGCCCGCTGCTGTATTAAAGAGTGTGAGAGAGTACAGGCGTGAAATGGATGTTATTTCTGCTTTTATCGAGGATAAATGTACTCTTGAGGGCACTGTACAGGCGAGTACACTGTATGCCGCCTATGTATCGTGGGCAGACAGCAACAACGAATATTGTATGTCAAATACCAAGTTCAGCACCGAACTTGCCAAACGATTTGAGAAGATAAAGGGAAGAAATTACAATTATTTCACCGGTATTTCTATTCGTTCTGAATGTTAGTGTGGTAGCTTGAGGAGGGTTTGAGGGGTTTTATAACCTTTCGTATAAGAAAAATAAACTAATATTATATATATAAAGGGTTATTTAAAAATGGCTTCAACCCACCACAAGCCTCCGCAGGGAGGAATATATGAAACCAAATTTTAAAGACAAAACAGAGTTTGCAAGGCTTGAGGATAAAGCTATTGACGGTCAGCTTGATTATACCGACTATCCGCCTGCCGAATACAAATACTTTTCAAAACTTGCAAAGGTAGGCTACAACAATCGTCATAAAGGCTGGGATATGATTACTTGCCTGAAGCTTCAACAGGAATTGCAGAGTGAGTACAAACAGTACCACGATGAGAGCGAGGAGTATTTAAGCCTATGTATGAGAATACAGGACAATATAAAGAAATCCGCCGATCTCGTTCGCAAGATGTACAAGCAGGCGGCAACCAAAGACGAAATGCTAAGCCTTGCGTTGCAGACGATAGAGCTATTAACAAATGAGAACGGATTTGTTAATAGAATAAGCGAAAAGGTAAGGGAGATGAAACAATGAAAGAAAACAAATTACCATACACACATTTAATGTATGTAACAAAGTATTCCATCTTCACCAACAAATATGAACTTTATATTATTGGAGTAAATACAGATGACATTTATCACACTATGGGAGAATATTTATTCCGCAGCGAAGCACGAGTTGAAAAAATAACCTTCGCTGAATCTACTCAGTTTAGGCTCGACTATTGGAAAGAAAATGAATATAAGATTTATGAGTTTAGGGATAAGTACCCCTATTCCAGAGGGAGATGAAACAATGAAACAACAGGCAATATGCGAAGTATGTATGCAAGTATTTGAAAAAAGAAGCGGAAATCAAAAATACTGCACCGAGTGCGGTGTTGAAATGAGAAAGCAACAGCACAGAGAAATTATCAAAAACAGCAAATTAAGAAAAACAGCCGCACGCAATTACAATAAACCCGATACACTTGAAGAAAAATGCAAGAAAATCAATTTGTATAATAAGCGGCACGGCACACACTTAAGCTACGGAGAATATACGGCACTCGAAAGGCTTGGAAGAATTTAAGGAGGATAAAGAAAATGATTGATTGTTCAAAAACTATGAATTACTTTATTGAAAAATCGAGAATGATTAAACAACAGAAGGACGGAGTATGCAAACTTGACTGTTCAGATTGCCCTTTGAGCATTTCAAATAATAACACAGGCATTTCGTGTTCATACTTTGAAACGGGTTATCCCGAAGAAGCAATCGCAATTATGCAAAAGTGGAGCGACGAACACCCACAGAAAACTTATTTGAGTGAATTTTTGAAATATTATCCGAATGCTCCGCTTGGCGATGGCGGAACGCCTACAGGCATATGTCCTTATGAATTGGGACTTATGGGTGTAGATGATTGCAGAAAAGACGGTAACTGCGTTAAATGCTGGAATCAGCCGATTGAGGAGAGTGATGAATAAATTGAAAGCACAATACATATTTCCCTTGTTGCTCATTGGGCTTGATGTGGGTGCAGGAATCGTTTATGCAACACAAGGAGATTGGCGAAAAACAGTTTACTGGATAGCAGCGGCAGTTTTAAACATTGCCGTCACATTCTGAAAGGGGAAAAAACAATGACTAATTACGAAAAAATTAAAAATATGAGCATTGAGGAAATGGCTCGTAGCGATATGACTTGCTTTAGTTGTCCGTACCATTGTGATACGAGAGAGTGTAACGACAATTGCATTGAGTGCACAAAACATTGGCTTGAAAGTGAGGCAGATACGAATTGACGGCGAGAGAGATTAAGGGCAAAATAATAGATTTTGAACTGTATCGTATGGAAAAGGAGCTTGAAAAATTTAAGGATTACGATAAAAAGAACTTGTTTGCAGATTATTATGCTAGTGACGAATGCAAAAACCCAGACAGTTACGGAATTGTACGTGTAAAATACGGAGAGTGCGGACGTACTTTTACAAAAGATGAAATTTTAAAGGAGAATTAAAATAAATGAAAGTACATCATTGTATAGATGTTTGTTGTGGAGGCCGTATGTTTTACTTTGATAAACATAACCCAGATGTAGTCTTCTTTTGGGACATAAAAGTGGAAAATTAAATAAAACACATTGGCTACTTTTTATGAAAAATGGTACTGAAAGCGAGGTGGAAGAATGACATCAAAAGAGACTATGTATAAAGCAATCGATACATATGGTGTGGAAAATCAGATGATAAAGACGGTCGAAGAGTTGTCTGAATTGTCGCAGGCTTTGTGTAAAATTCTTACATCTAAATTCACTGATGATAACTCTGAAATTTTTGAAAACATTTTTGAAGAAATTGCAGATGTTGGGATTATGCTTGAACAGTGCAAGATGATTTTTTATAAAAGTGAAGATAAAATTAATGATTACAAAAATAAAAAAATTAAAAGACTTGAAAGGAGATTAATGTCTTGACAGCGAAAGAATACTTGCAAAATATTAGAGATTTACATTTGGATATTATTGCAAAAGAAAAAGATTTAGCAGAACTTAAGCAACAGGCAGAATCACTTCAAAACACAGCTTTGACAGAACGTGTGCAAAGCAGTAAATCTAATTCAAGTAATCAAACTATTGATGAGGCAATTGATATTGAAAACTTGTTAAATGAAAAGAAAACAATGTGTAATAAATTAATAATGTCGACATATAAGATTATAATTCAAATTTCAGAAGAAAAATATCGCCGTGTTCTTATAGAATACTATTTTAATTGTCGCACTTGGAGTGGTGTATCAGATGTTATGCACTTTAATAAGCGTTGGGTATTTAGACTTCACGGCAGAGCTTTGCAAGAATTTGAAAAAATATTTAAATTGGCCACCTAAAAGCCATTACAAAGTCACTATTGACTGTGATATAATAGTATCGTAAAAGTTTGACGATAAGAGACATTTTGTAGTTCTCCTTTTTCAAAAATAACGGCAGACCGCTCTCACTTGAGGGCGGTTTTGCTTTTGCTTATTTTTACATAAAGAGAGGTGGTGACGGTGGCAAAAGGAAAGTATGAAAAATGGCTTAAAGAAGAAAATTTATTACTGCTTGAGGGTTGGGCAAGGGACGGCTTGACCGATGAGCAGATTGCTAAGAATATGGGTGTTTCATACTCAACGCTAAAAGATTGGAAAAATAAGTATTCGGCTATTTTGGCTGCCCTAAAAAAAGGCAAAGAGGTTGTGGACTATGAAGTTGAAAATGCGTTGTTATCCTCTGCTCTTGGGGGCAACACAACGGCACAAATATTTTGGCTGAAAAACCGTCGCCCCGACAAGTGGCGGGATAAGCAGAAAGAGGAAACCGACAAGACCGCACTTGACAAGCTCGACAGCATTTTGAAAGAAATCAAAGACGACGCAGAAAGGAGCACAAACAATGCCGTACACGATTAAGCAAAAAGAATATATCGCAAACGCTACACATCGTTGGAACATAAAAAGCGGTGCGGTGCGTTCGGGCAAAAGTTTTGTTGATGTCACCTGTATTGTGCCTATGCGTATTCGAGAGCGAATAGGTAAAGACGGTTTGTGCTTTATCATCGGAGTGTCAAAGGAAACTATCGAGCGAAATGTTTTACAACCTATGCGAGAGCGTTACACCTCTGATGTTGTCGGTACGATTAACAGCCGAAACATTGCAAAGGTGTGCGGTGAAGATGTGTATTGTTTGGGTGCGGAAAAGGTCAGTCAGGTTGCTAAAATTCAGGGTGCGTCGGCAAAATATATTTACGGTGATGAGGTTGCAAAGTGGAACGAAGATGTTTTCAATATGCTTAAATCCCGACTTGACAAGCCTTATTCGTGCTTTGACGGCAGTTTAAACCCTGAACACCCAACTCATTGGCTCAAGAAATTCATTGACAGTGACGCAGATATTTATTTGCAGGAATACACGATTTTCGATAATAAATTCTTATCCGAGGAGTTTGTGAAGAACCTTTGCAATGAATATGAGGGTACAATTTTCTATGACCGTCTTATTCTCGGCAAGTGGGTGCGTGCCGAGGGTGCTATTTACCGCCGATTTGCCGATAATCCCAAAAAATTTTACTGTCAAATTACCGACAAAATCAACACGGATTTACCGTACAGGCAGTTTTTGAAATCGGAACTTGAAGAAGTAACAATCGGCATTGACTTTGGCGGCAATAAATCGGGCCACGCATTTGTGGCAACGGCAAAGACAAGAGGCTACAATAATTTAATAGCGTTGAAAAGCGAACGGCACTTCGGTGAATACGACGGAAACGACATTGACAGGCTGGCAATTGATTTTGCACAGTCTGTTTTTGATTTGTGCGGTGTTGTTGACTTTGTGTATTGGGATAACGCCGAAACCGTGCTCGGCAGAGGCATTAAACGAGCGTTTGAAGAGCATTTCCCAAATACCATAGTCAGACCCGCACGCAAATACCCCGTACAGGACCGTATTCAATGCCTGCTGCGACTTATGGGCGCGGGCAGATTCTTTTACACTGACGGCTGCGATACGCTTAAAACGGCATTGTGCGAGGCTGTATGGAATGATAAAAAACTTGTTGACGAAAGACTTGACGACGGTTCAACCGACATCGACAGCCTCGACAGTTTTGAATACACATTTGAACGGGATATGAAAAGATTTATAAGGGCGGTGTGAAATGCAATTCATAAATTTTTTGAAAGGAGTGTGGCAGAGAATGTTCCCTCTAAAGGATATTAAACAGGCTTTGGGCGTTAAACTTGCGATTACGGATGATATGATGCAAAGCATTGAAATGTGGCAGAAATGCTTTGCGGGGCAGGCTTTTTGGCTTTCCGACAGCGTTATAAGTTTAAGGCTTGAGCAGGCGATTACAAGAGAGTTTGCAAACATCACGCTTAACGAAATGACTGCAAGCGTAAGCAATGATAAATTGCAGAAAATCTTTGAAACCGCAACGGAAGACCTTAACTCCGAATTGCAGTCGGGACTTGCAACAGGCGCAATGGTGATTAAACCGTTAGGCGGCGACAAGGTGCAGTATATTTCCGCAAATGCCTTTGTGCCGATTGAATTTGACGCAAGGCATAGGCTTGTAAAAGTCATCTTTCCTGAATTTAAGAAGATCGGCGACAACTATTACACAAGGCTTGAGTATCACAGCCTTGATACCGAAAAGGGATTGACAATTACCAACACTGCTTATGTGTCTGCAAGTGAGGGGCAACTTGGAAGAGAAATTCCGCTTGCGGCAGTTGACGAGTGGGCAAGCCTGCCGAATGCTGTTACATACCCTGCAATGCTCCGCCCTGCTTTCGGTTATTTTCGCACACCGATTAAAAATACGATTGACGGCTCATCTTGCGGTGTTTCTGTCTACGCAAATGACATAAATCTTATTCGTAAAATAGACACACAATTCGGCAGACTTGATTGGGAGTTTGAGAGCGGCGAAAGGGCAATACATGTTGATGCCGCAGCTTTCAAGAAAGAGGGTACTGAAAAACTCAACAAAAGACTTTACAAAGCTGTAGATGTTGACCTCGGAGATAATGAATTGTTCAAAGATTTTTCTCCTGCAATTCGTCAATCTGATATTACGGACGGGCTAAATACATATCTTCGCAGACTTGAATTTTCGGTCGGTCTTGCATATGGCGACCTATCCGACCCCGACACTGTCGCAAAGACGGCTACGGAGATATTATCGGCTAAGAATCGAAAGTACAACACTGTATCGGCAATTCAGAAACAGCTTAAATATTGTCTTGACGATTTGGTGTATGCTCTCGCCTTTTACAATTCGCTGACAACAAGCGGTTACACATTCGTTTGTGACTTTAAGGACAGTATTCTCACCGATGAACAGACCGAACGCACACAGGATATTCAGGACTTGAGTCTTGGAATTATGCGACCTGATGAGTATCGTATGAAATGGTACGGAGAGGACGAAAAGACAGCAAAAAAGAACCTGCCGCAGTCCTCGGAGGTTGTTGACTGATGTTTACTCCCGAAGTTACAGAGGCAATCCCGATTGCGCTCGAGCAAATTTTTGACAGCCTGCAAATGAGCATAATGACGGAAATAGTAAGAATGTTACTTGAAGCTGCGGAGATTATACCGTCAACAGGCTATAAAATGAGCAGATTATACGATTTAGGTACAAGCAAAAAGCGAATCAAAGACATTGTCGCAAGGACACTTAACCTTAGCGATAAAGAAGTTGAAAACATCTTTACAAATATAACGGAAAGCGGATATAACGAGGCGGAGAGTGCTTTTATTGAACAAGGCATGGAGTTTATACCATATTCAGAAAACGAGCCACTACAGCAATTTGTGAGGGCCGTACAAGAGCAGACACAAAACGAATGTAAAAACATTACACAGTCAATGGGCTTTGCAAAGCGACAGCCTGACGGCAGTTTGGGCTTTACTCCCGTTGCAGACTATTATCAAGAAACACTTGATAAAGCCGTCACGGAAATTGCAAGCGGTGCGAGTGATTATAATACCGTACTCGAAAAAACCGTAACCGAAATGACAAACAGCGGATTGCGTACGGTTGACTATGCAAGCGGTCACAGCAATAGAGTTACCGTTGCGGCAAGGCGTGCGGTGTCAACAGGACTGAATCAGGTTGTGGGCAAAATCAATGAGGAAAACGCCGAAAAACTCGGCACAAATTACTTTGAGGTATCGTGGCACAGTGGAGCAAGGCCGAGCCATCAGGTGTGGCAAGGCAGAGTGTACAGTAAGGAAGAACTCGAGAGCGTGTGCGGACTTGGCACGGTAACAGGACTTTGCGGCGCAAACTGCTATCACTCATATTCGCCTTTCACTCTCGGCATAACTCCACGCACATACACAGATGAACAGCTCGACAAGATGAACGCAGAGGAAAACAAGCCTGTAGAATACAACGGCAAGACATACACAAAGTACGAGGCAACCCAAAGACAGCGCAGACTTGAAACCACAATGCGGGCACAAAGGCAGAAAATAAAATTGCTTGAAGAAGGCGGGGCTGACGAGCAAGCAATAATTAACGCTCGTGCAAGATATGTAAAAACTTCCGATGAATATGTGAACTTCTCAAAAAGCGTCGGGATCTCTCAACAATGGGACAGAGTGACAGTCGGCAGTAATACCGTAAAAGGCATTACAAAACCGAAGAAAGCGGAAATTCCGTTAAGAGGTATCAAGAATGTCGACGACGGAAAAATCAGAGGTATGAACAGCAATAAACATATTGCAAATTCTTCAAAAGGTGATATACTAAAAGAAGAAAGTAAAAAGTCGATTACACCTATAACTGATAAAGCTATCGAGCGAGTGCCGAAAGTTGATATTGACGGATATTCTGAAGAACAAAGGGTTGAAATTCAAAAACAACATAAGGAGCTTTTGAAATTTTCAAAAGAACATAACCAAAACAAAGAGGTAGCTTTTGTTTTTCGTGAAGATTTAACTGATAAAACACCATTGTTGGGTGCTGATGACCATTTGGATTTTGGCACAAGTTTGTCAGGTAAAGGCAATAATTTAATGATTTTGCATAATCACCCGAGAAATAGCAGCTTTTCTGATGTTGATATTTCTTTGTTTAAAAATTTAAAGTCATTAAAAACATTAACAATCGTAAAAAATAATGGTGATGTAGAATTTATTACAAAAGGTGATAATTTTAACGACGAAGTTTTTAAACTTGAATATAACAGGCTAAAAAAGAAAATGGTTAAAAATAATACCGATGCAGAATATGACAAGTTTATAAGTAAACTTCTTAATAAAACAAAGTCAGGAGTGATTTGGAGTGAAAAGAATATTCCATGAAGATGATTCGGTAATAAAAAAGATACTAAGCTCTATTGGCAATGATGAACTTTCAGAAGAAGAGAAAAAGCGTTCAATGTCAAATGAGTTTGACTATTTGGAAGAAGACTAACCGCTCCGTAACAAGAGCGGTTTTGTTATGCGTGAATTTAATACAGAGATTAGCACTTAATCAATTGGATTGAGTGCTTTTTTATTATTAATCAAAGAAAGGTTTGATACTATGAGAAAAAGAATTTTAGCAATTGTACTTATGGTAGTTATGATTGCAACAATCGTACTAATTACTGTGGGATGTACCGAGGCAACGCAGGTATCGTACAATGTTTCGCAGGAAGCAGACAATTTCAATGTGATACGCAGGCTTACGGTTATTAACACAAGAACCGATAAGCCGTCATTTGAACTTGTTGCCGCTTTTTCATTACAGGTTGATAATGACGATAACCAAATTGAGGTTGTCTGCGAAACGGGCAAAGGCGAATACAAAAAGCATATCATAGGTCTTAATGATGAAACTATGTATGTTGTAGAGGACATAAGCGGTGCAGAGGTGGATAAATACCGTTATGAAATTAACTTCCTGCCTAAACAGATTTTGCCGATTACATTTAAAAGTAAAGATTAACAACTAAACCCGTCGATTTCGACCGGTTAGAAAGGCGGTGACAAAATGAAAGTAAAAGTAGTTGTGTCGTTTAACGATAAAATGAACGGTCTTATCAACAGACCTGTCAATGAAGTCTTTGAATGTACCAAAGACCGAGCGAAAAGCCTTATTGACCGAGGTTTTGTTATTGAGGTTGAAGACAACAAAAATAAAGCAGACTAAGCACCCTTGCATTTGATTGCATAGGTGCTTTTATTTTACCCCGCTGTTGGTTTATACGGCTGAATTTCTACCGCAGGCAAAGCGGAATATAAGCTATGCAGAAAGGATTTATATTATGAAGAACATACACACACTTCTCTCTGAAATTGGTATTACGATTCCCGATGAGAAAAAGGCAGAGTTTGACAAGGCGGTGCTTGCAAATTACAAGACTGTTGCAGAGGTTGAAAAAATCACAACCGCAAGAGATAATTACAAATCACAGCTTGAAACAGCACAGACAGCATTTAAAGAGTTTGAGGGCGTAGATGTCGAAAATCTTAAAAGCGAGATTGCAAAACTGAACATAAGCCTTAAAGACAAAGAAACCGAGTATCAAACAAAAATTGCGGATATGGAGTTTAACTCTGTACTTGACGGCGCTATTTCAAAGAGCGGTGCGAGAAACGCAACGGCGGTTAAGGCTTTGCTTGACCTTGACAGTCTTAAAACATCAAAAAATCAGGCAGACGATATTACTAAGGCTCTTGAAAGCGTGAAATCCGAAAACGGCTATATGTTCGGCTCGGACGAGCCTTTCCAAAATCCTGTGAAAAATACAGGAAATGCAGGCATTAAGTCTAATCCGCTCGCAAGTATGAGGGCGGCAATGGGACTTAGTACAGACGAAAAATAATTGATGAGGTGAAATTTTATGGCAAATTCTATTGCACTTTTTAAAACTTACACAGCCTTGCTCGATGAGGTTTATAAGCAGTCGGCGCTTACAAGCGAGCTTGACGGTGCGTCTGACCTTGCAACAGCAGGTGCAAACTCAAACGAGCTTATTATTCCGATGATTTCAATGGACGGTCTTGCAAATTATTCCCGTAACAGCGGATATGTTGGCGGCGATGTTACGCTTACAAATGAAACGGTTAAATGTAACTTCGATCGTGGCAGAATGTTTACTGTTGATACAATGGACAATGTAGAAACCGCAGGCGTTGCGTTCGGCAGACTTTCGGGCGAGTTTATCCGCACAAAGGTTGTGCCGGAGCTTGACGCATTCCGCTTTGCCGCATACGCAAGTCACGCAGGTATTACCTCTGCCACACCTGCAAACCTTACCACAGGTGCGGCGGTAATTGAAGCACTCCGCAAAGGTACTACTCAGATGGACGAGGACGAAGTTCCGTACGAGCAGCGTTACCTTTACATTACGCCAACTCTTTACGGACTTGTGCAGGATTTAGACACAACAAAGTCAAGAGAGGTTCTCAGCAGATTTGCTAAGATTATCACAGTGCCGCAGACACGCTTTTATACAGCGATTGAACAGCTTGACGGCACATCAAGCGGCAAGACCAAGGGCGGCTATCAGAAAGCCACTGCCGCCTCAAACATCAACTTTATGATTATTCATAAGCCTGCGCTTATTCAGTTTACAAAGCACCTTGACACTAAGGTAATTGAACCATCGGTGAATCAGGATTCTGACGGTTATAAGTTTGGCTACAGAATGGTCGGTATTGCAGATGTTTACGAAAATAAGACAGCGGGCATTTATCTCCACGCTGCCGCTAAGGCTTAAGAAGGTGTTAATATTGACCGTTTACGCTGACGAAAACTATTATAAATCCGAATATCTATGTGGCAGAAAAGCGGTCATTACCTCCGCTTTTGCCTACTACGCAAGAGAGGCTACACTTATTATTAACGCTTACACAGGCTCGAATATTGACGATACAAAGGATATAATCGAGCCTGTGAAACTTTGTTGCTGTGAGGTCGCAGAGCTGATGTATAAAGCCGATAATATGAGCGGCAGTGAGGGCATAACATCAGAAAAAGTCGGAGATGTGTCACGCTCGTATGAAAGCTGTGAGGTTCGCAAAAAGCAACTTACACGATGTGTTAAATCCGCAGTATATAAGTATCTTGCAGACACAGACCTTTTGTACAGAGGTGTTTGATTATGTTTACGGATACTATGATGACCCTTTACAGATTTAATGGCAAAGGCTTTGACAGGCTTATTATTCCGCATTGCCATTGGCAGGAGTGCAAAGCCGCTAATGTACTTAAAAGCGGAATGCAGAACGCTGACGGAATAGCTATATACATTCCGTTAAATGCGCTTGTTCTTGCTCCGAATGATTTTTTATTTCCGAGCAACGGTCTGTTTCTAAACGCTGATATATCCCCTCTGTGCCCCTCTCAAGACATTATTGTAAAAGGTGAGTGTAATTTCATCTTTGATAATTCAAGCGACAGGAGCGTATCAGAGAGCCTAAAAACCTTGCGTGACAAATACGAAATTCACACAGTAATGAGTATTGACCGTTTGCTTTACGGCCCTGCGGATTTACAGCACATCAAAGTATCTGCGAGGTGATTAAATGCTTTTTAATGTGAATCAGCCGTCTGATGTTAGCGGCACTCTTTCTCTCAAGTGGAGCAAGAACTTTGCAGGCAATCTGAATAATAATCTGTTACTTGCTCAAAAAGAGGTTGACGAGGATTGCATTAAGCTGATGAAGCCGTACACACCTTTTAAAATCGGCGTACTCGAAAACTCCGCAACTATACATACCGTTATAGGCAGTGGAGAAATTAAACAGGTTACACCTTATGCAAGGTATCTTTACTATGGCAAGGTGTATGGTCCCAACTATCCGATCGTGCGAGAAAAAGACGGTACGGAGCATATCGTATTCGGGCACTATAGCGGTGACGGCATTATAATCGGTTGGCGAAGTCCTAAAGGCAAGAAAAAACACCCGACAGGCAGAGATATTCAGTACAGCAAGGACAAGCACCCGCTTGCGGGCAAAATGTGGTTTGAGCGAATGAAAGCCGACCGCAAAAGGGATATTCTGCAAGCGGCGGCAAGAAGACTTGGGAGTAATGCAAAATGAATATAATCGAACTTGTAAGGTCCGTTGTGCAGGAGTTTCCGAAAATCGGCGAGCTTGTGCACATTGATTATTCAACAAACAAAGTACAGGATTTTGGACTTTCTCCGACAGGTGACACGCTTGTCAGCGAAGACATTTTAGGGAATCAAATACGCAATCACACCTTTATCCTGTACGCTACCTGTCAGTCACTCAACGACTATGACCGACTTGTAAACAGCGGAATGTTGCTTGAACTGCAAATGTGGCTTGAACGGCACGCAGAGGGTGACATAGAAGTTGAAGTCGGCGACAACATTTTATACGGTGAGCTTAAAAAACTCACTTGCTCAAACGGAATGCTTTACAGCATACCTGACGAAAACAACAACGGCGGTGTGCAGTACCAATTGCAAATCACCGCCCAATACACTATTGAAAATTGATTAAAAATTGAAAGTGAGGAATTATTATGGCAGCATCAACACCCGATATCGGTAAACTTAAGAGAAGTTACCTTTTACATTTTATTGACGCAAGCTTTGGCACAGGCGAAAGTCCAAAGTGGTATCTTATCGGCAAGGACATTGACGATATGTCGGTCGAGCTTAGTCCGGACACAAGCACAGTAAAGAACATTCTTGATGAAACCTCTGTAAATGACAATGGCTACGAGCCTACCCTTGACGCAGGTACATATTACGCAAATACAGGTGACAGCATTTACCCGAAAATCAAGGACATTGCAATGAACCGCCTTACCGGTGATGACTGCAAAACCAAAATTCTTGAAGTGCTCATTGACAAGAAAACAGGCCCTTATGATGCTTGGATTGAGGACTGCATCGTTAAACCGCAGTCATACGGCGGTGCACAGGGCGGTGTAAACATTCCGTTTAATGTTACATTTGACGGCAACAGAAAGCAGGGTACAGCGACAATCTCAGATAAGGTACCGACATTTACCGAAACTGTATAAGGAGTGATTCTATGCAGAGTTTGAATTTTAAAACACCCTTAAAAACATATGCAATCAACAATGATGAAAACACAGTAATCAAGATTAACACCACAGACTACTCACTCGTTGAGCGACTCAACAAGCTGACAGAACGCACAGAAGAGCTTGTGCAGAAGTACAAGAATATGAAACCCGAGGATGTAACCTTTGAAATTTTTCTTGATGTTGACAAGGAAATCCGCAAAGAAATAGACTATGTTCTCGGTGCAGGTGTAAGTCAGGGTGCGTTTGGCGATGTAAATTGCCTTTCAATCTGTGATGATGGCAGTATGATTTTTGAGAACTTTCTCAACTGCGTTGTGCCGGTCATCGTAAGTGACATTGAAAACGCACACGCTCAGCAGAGCAAGCATATTGAGAAGTACCTCAATCAAGCAAAGAGGCTTGCAAAGTGATTGGATTACTTCCTACAAGCCTTGAAATAGACGGAGAGCAGTACGAGATTAATTCCGATTTTCGTATTGCTCTCTTGATTTTCGAGGCTTATGCCGACAAAGAGCTATCCTACTGCGAAAAAGCGGCAGTATGCTTGAATTGCTTATACAAGGAAGTTCCAAAGAATGTTGAGGAGGCACTCAAAAAGGCATTGTGGTTTCTTGACGGCGGAGATGTGCCGAAATCGAAAAAAGCTCCAGTCAAAATTATTGATTGGAGCTATGACGAAAGCATTATTTTCCCAGCACTTAACAAGGTTGCAGGCTTTGAAACAAGGATTGCAAGCTATGTGCATTGGTGGACTTTTCTCGGCTATTTCAGCGAGGTAGGCGACGGATTGCTCTCGCAGGTAATGAACATAAGAGGCAAGCGTGCTAAGGGCAAAAAGCTTGAAAAATGGGAGCGTGATTTTTACAATGAGCACAAAGAGCTTGTTGACATCAAGGAAAAGCTCTCTCCCGAACAGCAAGCAGAACTTGACGCCGAAGAGGATTTTATAAACAATCTTGTATAGGCGTTACACAAAATTATTGTTGACAATACACAAACTTTGTTATATTATGTAACAAAGGAGTGATTATCTTATGTCTTTTATATCTTGGTTTAGAATGCAACCAGTGCAAGTTGATGACGAATTAATTACAAGGGCAGAACTTGATAAAAGAGTATTAGAAAAGAATTTAGAAGATGCTAAGTTACTTGAAACCGATTTAGTTGAGGCAGGGTATTTTTTAGGTTGTTGTTCCGAATGTGCTAAACGAAGAGGCAGAGTGTTTAGTTTATCAGGTGAAGATAAACGATTTCCTAAATTTGAACGAGAATATGGTTGTACTTGCCAAGGTATTGGTTTTACTCCCATTTCTGATTTAGATTTAGAAGATGATTTCTTTAATGTAAGTACATTTATAAATAAGCCTGTTGATATTATACAATACAGCAATCGTCCATTTACAGATGATAGAACAGACAAGGAAAAGAAAATATATGAAATGTTTGTTAAAGAATGTGAGGCTAACGAATGGTACGAACCGTATGGTAAGAGGTTAGACGAACTAAAGAAAGAAACTGAATTACAATACGATTGGATTTGTAAAAACTTGCCGGAATACGCACCTAAATCAAAATATGCTTTTTTTGATATGAAAGAAATTAATTCTGTTGAATTTCAAAAGATTTCTAAATTAGCAGAAGATAAAGGTAAAATAATATATTATACTAATGATGAACTTGCTGAATTAGAAATAATAAAGCCGATAAGAGCCAAATACTCAAAAATAATCGGTGAATGTATGCAGTTTAGATACGGATATAAATAGCAAAGCAGAACGCAACAAAAGCCACTCCAAACGGGGTGGCTAAAATTTTTCAAATTATTTTTAAATAGGTATTGACTTTTGCCCGACAATAGTATATAATTATGCCAGACAAAAGAAAGGAGGGCAGTTAGATGTCACCAAGAACAGGCAGACCAACCGATAATCCAAGACCAAACAAAATAAGTATAAGGATAAGTGATAAAGACAAAGCACTGCTTGATAAATATTGTGAACAAGAAAAAGTGAATAAAACAGAAGCAATTAGTCGAGGAATACAAAAGTTGGAAAGCGATATAAAAAAATAGAACATATGGGGTACAGTTTGACGACCAAAACCCAAATGTTCTATCCCGACAGAAGTATCTCTATCTGAAATCTATTATATCATTTAGCGGAACTTCTGTCAAATTAAAATTATGATAGGAGTTTTTATTATGGCTTGTGTAAAGAATGTAAAAAATGTAATCAAAAGTGTTCGTGGCACTATTAATCCATATTATGATATGGGCTACGAGAACGTTACGGAAATTTATCGTACCAATTCAAGTGTATGTGATATGATTTGCGATGCATTCGCATTTGGATATGCTCAAGGCATTAAAGCTGCAAAAGCTGAAATGAGAAAGGCGGTTAAATGATATGAAAGCTATGGAATACAAAGGACAGAAAGTTATTACAACTGCAATGCTTGCAGAGGCATACGGAACAAGTACAAGTTATATCAGCAACAATTTTTCCCGCAATAAAAGTAAATTTGTTGAGGGAAAGCATTACTTTTATCTCGATGGTGAAGAATTTAAAGAATTTAAGACCAGTCATCTTAAAGATGAGTGGTTGAAACGAGCAAGCCATTTATACTTATGGACCGAACGAGGAGCAAATCACCACTGCAAAATTCTTGATACAGACAAGGCGTGGGAGCAGTTTGAAAATCTCGAGGAAACATATTTCAGAGTAAAAGAAGCGGTTAATGCATTTGTTTCTCCAGATACGGTAAAGTATCTTAACGGTGTTGCTAATTATCTGCGTATTCAGCGTGCAATTATGAAAGACAAAGGTTGCACACCTCTTGAAATTGCTCAAATGGATAAACTGACTTGCGATACATATGGAATACCTGTTCCGGACAGCCTGTCAGCCCCTAAGGCATACGAACAGCTTGCGATTGCAGGTATAACACAAAAGAAACTTGAAGCAAAGAACTCATAACAACTAAATAAGCTAATTACAGCGTACATCTTCGGGTGTACGCTGTTTTTATACCAAGGGTGTAGCATTTTTGCAACTCCCTTATTTTTATGCAGAAAGGATGTGATTATATGGCGGTTGACGGCAGTTTGATTTTTAATACCAAAATCGACACAAGCGGTCTTAACAGCGATATTGCAAGAATCAATAAAGCTATTGAGGCGGCTCAAAAGAAAGCACAGTCAAGCACAAAGCGAACAGGTAAGACGGCTAAGGCGCAAGCCAAACAGTCGGCAAGTGTAACCGAGCGAGGCAAAAAGCGTGAAACCTCGGCGGCAAAACGCAGTGCCGCACAAACGCAAAATTCGGCAAAAGAAACGACTAAAGTTGTTGAGCAAACTGCGAAAGAGGCTGAAAGCAAGGTTGAAGAAAATGCGAATAAATCCGCACAAGATGTACAGCAAGCAACTGCGCAGTCTACGGAATCTGTCAAAGAGTCTGTTGATTCAGTATCCGAAAGCCTGTCAGACACTGCGGAAAATGTCGGCTCAAGCGTAGAGAGTATGGCACAAGATGTGGCAAGTTCCGGGTCTTTGATTGAAGCGGGCATTAAAATAGGCATAAAAGCATTAGAAAAACTTGTACAAGCTGCTAAAAAGATTGCAGAGCAAATCAAGAAAGCGATTATTGCAGTTGTAAAAACGATTGTTAAAGTCGTTACATATACTGCCAAAACTGTATCGCAAGCATTAGGTACGGCACTCAGTACAATCGGCAAGTTCACGCTTAAGCAGTTTATCGGCGACTTTGAAAAGCAAAGCAGCGGATTATCAAATCTGTTGATTACCTTGGGTTCGTATTTTAGCTTGTACAAACTGTTTGATTGGGGCCAAGAAGGTGTGGAGTTAGGTTCTGACCTTGCAAAAGTGCAGAATGTAGTTGATGTTACTTTCAGCCATATGTCTGCAAGTGTGGACGATTGGGCAAAGTCAGCACAAAAATCTTACGGCTTATCCGAAACGATGGCTAAAAAATATGTCGGTACATTCGGCTCTATGGCAGAGGCTTTCGGCTTTACGGAACAGCAAGCATTTAATATGTCAACAGCATTAACGGCTCTCACAGGCGATGTGGCATCGTTTTACAACATAACGCACGACGAAGCGTACACAAAGTTGAAGTCGGTGTTCAGCGGCGAAACAGAAACGCTGAAAGACTTAGGCATAGTAATGACACAGAACGCACTTGACAATTACGCAATGGCAAACGGCTGGAGCAAGACAACATCGGAAATGACCGAGGCTGAAAAGGTAACGCTTAGGTATAACTTTGTGCTTGACCAACTCAATAACGCAACAGGTGACTTTGCCCGAACGCAAAACAGTTGGGCAAACCAAACACGAATATTACAATTGCGTTGGCAAACATTACTCTCAACCATAGGCAAAGCGCTGATTAATATTTTTACGCCTATTTTACTTGTGCTTAATGAAGTTTTAGACAGGTTGCAGTCAATTGCACAGTGGTTTGAAAGCGTAGTAACAGCCGTATTCGGCAACTCTTCGGCGAGTTCGGGCGCATTGTCAGACGGAATGAATGACCTTTCCGATTCGGCGAATTCGGCTACAGATAACATTAATAACACATCAAGTGCGGTTGAAAAGCTGCAGAACAATATCAGCGCTTTTGATGAACTTAATGTTATGAGTGATACCACGCAGGACAATGCAGATTTTGAGGGGCAAGTAAATCAGGCGCTTATCACAGCGGGTATTTTAAAAGATATTGTTGCCGATACCGTAGAGCCTGTAAAAGATTTCAAGTTCGATAAAATACTTGTTCAAAGTATAAAGTCAGGCAATTGGCGACTTGTCGGGCTTGTACTCGCAAATAAGCTGAAGAAAACTTTGCAAAAAATCAAGTGGGAAGACATACAGGAAGCTGCGGTAAAAATTGCAAATGGCATTGCCGATTTCATTAACGGTGCGCTTCAAAACAAAACTGTATGGGAAACTGTCGGCGCAACTATTGCTCAAGGACTTAATACGGCATTTAAATTTTTGCTTACCCTGCTGTCTAACATTAATTGGGAAGATTTAGGCGAAGCGATAGCGGAAATGTTCAACGGTTTTCTTGAAGATTTTGACCCGGTAGTCTACGGAGAATTAGCAGCGGAAAAAATTAATGCGATATTTGACGCACTTCACGGTTTTGCCTCTACATTTGATTGGAAACAACTCGGTTCATCAATTGCGGAATCTTTGCTTGCTTATTTTAGCGGATTAAATCTCACGGACGAGGGTGAAGGCTCTAAAATTCCCGATACTATAGCGGAAGTAATCAACGGTATAGTACAAGCGGGTATAGAATTATTTACTTACACTGACCCCGACACAGGCGAAAATGTATGGTCGTATATCGGTGATGTGTTAGGTGAGGGCCTTGTCAGATTTCTTGATACTTTCTCAATTACGGACGCTATAGAATTAGTCAAAGACGCTGTTTTTGCAATAATAACAATGATTTACCACGCATTTAAAAAGGTTTCTGAAAGTAACAATTTCTTGCAGATCGGTGCAGATATTGCAGACGGTGTCAACGATTGGCTTGACGATGAAGGTTGGTGGGCAGAAACAGGAAAAATGCTTGATGTAATTGTCAACGGTATTCTTGATATGCTCGTTGGATTTATCGGAAAACTTGATGTGGGTAAAATTGATAAAGCACTTGAGGTGTTTGGCAACAACATTGATTGGGACGGTATATTTTCAAAGGTTAGTTATGTTGTCTTAACGGCATTTCATAAAGCATTGGCTTGGCTTATTTCAAAAATCAAACCTGTGCTTTCGTATATTTCTCTTCTGTTTGGTATAAGAGTAGATTTAGGCAATACGGTAGAAAATCTGTACAAAATGCATTTGATTGATGTTGGCGGTAAAGATTACGAAGAGAATGTATACGGAACTTTATACGATAATGAAAAAGTAGTCAAAAATCGAGAGAACATCGAGCGTAAAGGCAATGACATGAATGGAAAAGCTACCGAAGCAGGCGAGCAAATCGGTGAAAGTCTTGCAAATGGTATGTCAGACGGTTTCGTAACTTGTTGTGAAAAAAATCAAAAAATGGGCTTGAAAGTTGAAACTACAACAGGAGAGCTCATCGGAACAGCAAACACAACAATCGCAAACGATACATCGCTTAACACTACACTTACAGAAAAAGGTTCAAACGGTCAAAAAGCATTTATCGGCGCATTTGATGAAACGAAAACGATAAGACATTTTGAGGATATATGGACCAAAATTCAGGGCGTTTTTTCGAGTGTAAGTGATTTCTTTAAGAGTACATTCGGAGATGCTTGGACAAAAGTTAAAAATATCTTTTCAGACCATTCCGGTGTCGAAAATATTAAAAAATCAGTTGAAAGTGTGTTCAAAAACAGCCTTAATAATCTTATTTCGGGTATTAACAGTGTTATTTCGAATCCGATTGTATCGCTCAATAATATTATTACAAAACTAAGAGATTTCAAGGTCGCAAATTTAACACCGTTTTCGTGGGTTCCGACTATTTCGTATCCGCAAATTCCAAAACTTGCTACAGGCACATATGTACCTGCAAATTACGGTGAATTTCTTGCAGTTCTCGGCGATAATAAGCGTGAAGCGGAAGTTGTTTCGCCGATATCAGCAATGAAACAGGCTATGGCTGAGGTACTTGCTGAATATGGCGGAGCGGGCAACGGCGGTGATATTCACATTACATTGACTATGCCCGACGGCAGGGTGCTTTTTGAGGCTGTTGCTGATGAGAATAACAAAATCAAGAAACGCACAGGCAGGTCCGCTTTTGCGTAAGGAGGGATAAGATTGAGTGAATTTAAAGGCTATTTAATTAAATTCCCGAAAAACGGCTTGCAGTTTCCACATAAGCTCATAGCTAAAGAGAGTTATCAAGCCACACCTTTACAGCGTACGGAGATTAAAGCTTATCGTGACAGCAACAACCTTTTAAGGCGAGTAACATCACCGAACAACAAAACTAAGATTACATTCAATACCAAGGACGGTCTTACCCTTGCTGAAATGAGAACTATTCGCAGTGTTTTAAACGGTGCTATGTCAAATTCTCAGCAACGCAAGCTCAATGTTGAATACTGGGACGATGAGCTCCTTGCTTATCGTACAATGACCGCATATATGCCCGATATTACATACACACCAAAGATAATTACTGCGGATAATATAAAATATTCCGCCGTAACATTTACATTCATTGAATACTAAGAGGTGGTTAATTTGCTTGAAGTTTCAAGCCTGCACAAAAAGCAGGCAATCGAAAATTTGATTGAAAATATACTGACAATCTCATTTCCAGACGGTGAATATCCGGATATAACAGAGAAAAATATAGCGAGTGAAAGTATGAGCCTTACACAGTCAATTTGTGATGAAAGCAAGCTGAAATTCGGTGGCTGTATTGCTGCTGAATTTAACATTGACATTGTAAATTCAATTGACAGAACCTTTACAAATGACCTTGTAGGCAAATGGATAAGCGTAAAATTAACGCAGCGTTTTCCGAGCGGAGAAAAGCTGCTGCCATCTGCAAAGTTGTTTTTAGGTACATCACTTTTGCCGGGAGAAACCGTAGCTGCAAAGGAATATTATTTGTTTAGCGGTATTATTGACAGCGCCAAGCTTGACAAGAATAACCGCAATAAGCGACACATTGTCGCTTATGACGCACTCTCTATGTTATATGGTATTGACGCAACAAATAAGCTGTTTGATTTATGGAAAACTTATCCAAACGGCTATAAAATCGGCGAATTGGTTGTGCAATGCCTTAACTACAACGGAAAGCATATGATTCAGGTCGAGGATAACAAAGATATTCTTGATGAGGTGATAGACCAATCAACAGGCTTAACTGTACGAAATTTCCCGACATACAACAGAGCATGGCTTGAGGACTCAAATACAATTACATACGGCGAGCTGCTCAAGAATTGCTGTGAATTGCTCGGAGTATTTGGAACAATTATTCCTAATGCAAGCTATGGCGTTTTTAGATACATCGAACTCGGCAAGAGTACAGAAACATACGATTTTTACGAAAACTTATACGCAGAAGAATACGATTGCAGCGGCTACAACAAATTTGTGTTTATCAACGGTTATTCGTCAAGGAAGAAAAAAACAATCGAGTTTGAAACTTTGTGGGGCGATGAGTCGAACAGTTATGACTTAACAAAAAATACAGTCTGCCGACAGGAGGATGACGGCACAGGCGGTTCGGTAATACACAATGTACAAAATCTTCTTAACGGCAAAACAGGTGAACGATTTTATTATTGTTCCTACACACCGCTTACAGCTACTCTTGACGGCAGACCTTGGGTACAGATTGGTGACGGAATAGAAATTGAAAGCTATGTTACTGATTCAAACGGTGATTTTGTATATGATAACGCAGGACAACCTAAAAAAGAAAAAGTAAAAGCCTATGTGCTGAGCCGTACACTGAGCGGAATTAAAGCTCTGACAGACAGCATAGAGGCAAAGGGGGAATAAATATTATGGCATACACAAAAACAAATTGGGAAGACGCACCGAGCACAGCTACACCACTTTGCGCAGAAAGCCTGAACAAAATCGAAAACGGTATCTACGACAACAGCATAGACATAGCGCTTGCGGATAGCAACATCAACACGCTAAGTGAGAGAATAATTGCGATTAACACAGCCTTATCTGCAAAGGCAGATAAAACCGAGCTTGAAGATGAAATAACAGACATTGACGAAACAGTGACAATGAAGATTAATCTTAAAGCTGATAAGGACAGTGTAGACAATGCAGTCGCTCAGCTAAGCAAGCAGATTGCAGACAATAAGTCCTCAGCTGATGAGTCAATCAGTACTCTGAGTCAGACCGTAACAGACAACAAAGCAGCGACAGACAAGTCGCTTGCGGCAAAATATGATAGCTCAAATATTGAGAGCGGTACAGGAACATTAGCACCAGCCCAAGAAATATATGCTGGTTGCGAGAGCAGTTTTGTATATTCTAAAAATGGTAATATTGTAACTGTATCGGTCAATATTACGGCACTGCTCTCTCATAAAAAATATATTCAGATGTCAGGTTTACCGTATGCGGCAAAAAACGAAAGTAGGTTGTCTAGTTTTGTTGTATATTCAACAGCAAATAAATTAATAAACATCAGACTTGACGGCTCTTGGATTTATGTCAGTTCAACGGACATTTTTGCAGAGGACGAAAAAATCAATTTCATTATTACTTACATAATCAGATAAGGAGCGAATCACTATGGAAATCAAAGAAAGAATTACACTCGATATGCTCACAAAAGACAGTGTAAGCGTATTAAGACAGAAGTTTGTTGTTATCGACGGCACAGAAATGCAGGTCGGCGGTAATGTTCGCAACGCATATATGAATTGTGAAAACGACAGGAAAATACTTAAAGCCGAGCTTTCAGAAGAATATTATAACGCCGTTATGGCAGTATGGGAGGTTTAATATATGTCAAAAATTACTTGTGTTGATATTTCAGAATTTCAGCAAGGCATTAATTTTAACAAAATGAAAAACGACGGCATAAAAGCTGTAATAATAAGGGCAGGATACGGCAGAGAAGTATCGCAAAAAGACAGTATGTTTGAAAGCCATTACAAAAATGCCAAAAACGCAAATTTAAAAATCGGAGTGTATTGGTACAGCTATGCTGACAGTGTGAACGACGCTGAAAAAGAGGCTAATGCTTTTATGTCAGTTGCTAAAGGCAAAAGCTTTGACCTTCCTGTTTATTATGATTTGGAGGACTCATCACAAATTGGTCTTGGCAAATCAACCTTGACAGCCATTGCCGAGCGTTTCTGCAATACACTGAAACGCAATAATTATAAAGTCGGGGTATATGCAAACCTTAATTGGTTTAACAATTATCTTGACTACAAAAAGTTGAAAGCTAAGTACAGCATATGGCTTGCTCAGTATAATGACAGAGCAGAGCTTGACTGCGACATCTGGCAGAACAGCTCATCAGGCAGAATTAACGGTTACAACGGCAGACTCGACACTAACATTGTATATGATGAAAGCCTTTATGGTGACGACGGAGATAAGAATGTTGCCGAAAAGCCAACATTGACTTATCGTGTTTTTGCTGACCATAAATGGTACGGCGAAGTAAAAGGTCTTAGCAACATAGCAGGAAGAAACAAGCAGGCGATTTCTGCTATTGCTCTTAAGGTATCAAGAGGTAAAATTCGCTATCGTGTCCATCTGCTCAACGGTGACTGGCTGCCGTGGGTTGGCGGATACGACATCAATGACGATATCAACGGCTACGCAGGAATTAAAGGCAAGGTCATTGACGCCATTCAGGTCGAGTTCTCGGGTGTGGGTGACTATAAAGCTACATACAGAGTGCGTAAGCAGTGCGCAGGCTTTTTCGATTGGCAGTACAACACCGAAAAAAGCAGCGAGCAGGACGGTTACGCAGGACTTCTCGGCACTAAAATTGACGGTGTGCAGATTACATTGACATAATTTTGGAGGTATAACTAAACTATGAAAGACAATATTATTCAGGCTACTGTTTCAGTAGCTATCGGAGCATTGGCGGCTTATTTTAACATCTTATTAATTCCTGTTCTTGTTCTCTTTGCGGTAATGGTTATAGATTACTGCACAGGAATGGCATCTGCATACAAAAATAAAGAGATTAAGAGCAAGACAGGCTTGATTGGCATACTCAAGAAATTGAGCTATCTTGTACTCGTATGCGTGGGCGGTGTTGTTGATTATCTTATCTGCGCAGGACTCGCAAGCGTGGGAATTGACTACAGCAGCTACTGCTTTGGATTGATTGTGGCTGTATGGCTTATCATCAATGAGCTTATAAGTATTCTCGAAAATCTGAGCGAGCTTGGAACACCGATTCCACCGTTTTTAGTTAAAATTGTACACAGATTGAAAGACTCGGTTGACAGTAAGACTGATTATGATACCGATAAAAAAGAATAATACATAAGTTTAGCCCCTCGGATACCAAAGTGGTATTTGAGGGGCTTTTACTGTGTAATTTACTGTGTAACTTTATTGATTTTAGCTGATATTGTTTGATACCGAAATTCACTCAAAAAGCAAAGACCGAGTGATTGAAAAACATAGCAAATAAGCCGAATTTTCAGTGCTTATCAAAAAAAATAAGCACCCGATTGCTCGAGTGCTTTTGGCGGAGATGGAGAGATTTGAACTCTCGCGTCGGAGTTACCGACCTACTGGTGTTCGAAGCCAGACCCTTCAGCCACTTGGGTACATCTCCATATTAAATTATCGTACTCAACTATTATAACGGCTCAATTAAAAATTGTCAATACCTGTAACTAAATTATTATTTTATCATAAAATGAAATGAATAAGCAATACCGAATTATTTTTCGTAAGGCGGGTGATTTTATGGCTTTTGACACAAGAGAATTGTTTGCTCGGTTGTTAAAATGCGAAAGCGGAGGAGAGGGGATTGAAGGTATGCGTGCGGTTGCCTCTGTGATTATCAACAGGTCAACTGTTCCTTACGGGGAATTTGCACGGATAAGCAACGGTGGAGATGTGCGGGCAATCATTACACAGCCAAATCAGTTTACCTGCTTAAAGACTTCCGTAGGAGGTCAGTACAATTCGCAAAATGTGTATAATATTGTACCTGAAGATATACACTACGAAATTGCAGATTGGGCACTTGCAGGCAATACCGACAGCTCGGTCGGCAATTCTTTATTCTATTTTAATCCTTATTCCTCAACCTGTCCAAACTATTTTCCTACCAATATCGGCGTGATTTACAATCGTATCGGTAAACATTGTTTTTATTCTCCGACACAGGCTTACAAAAACACATAGGAGTGATTTGTTTTGGTAAATTACATCAACAATAAAAAGGCGCAGCAGCTCAACCCAAATACTCTGTATAATCTCGACACCAATCCCTCAGCCTGCAATAATTATAATTGTATAAACAACCAGATTCCAAATACCATACAGCAATACGGTTACGAAATTCCATCAATACTTGACCTGGCTACATTGGTTAGCCCCACAAGTCCGAATTATCATAGTTTCAGTCCTGATCAACAGGCACCGAATAGAAGAAATCCTGCGTCGGGGCAGTCGATAAATCAACTTACACAGACAATCCCTGCCGAAAGTCAAAATAACGAAGTTGCAAATGATTTGGCGGTTCGTGAAATTCAGAACATAGATTCAACCCAGCCGTACAATCCAGAAACATTGCCGACCCCCGCAATGATAAACGAACAGAATATGCAAAATATGCAAAACAATCAGACTGCAATGTCGACGGCAAGCCTTTTGACCGACATAAAAAATCCGTATGAGGTAACAGCCGAAAGTGTGCAATATCTAAACGGTTTTATACGCACTCAAATCGGAAGAAGAGTATCCATTGATTTTCTTGTGGGTTCAAATACAATTGTCACAAAATCAGGATATTTGCTCGGCGTTGCGGCAAACTATATTCTTATAAACGAGCTTGACACAAACGACCTTACAACCTGCGATTTCTATAATATAAAATTTATCAGATTTTATTTTAATTAAAATAAGATGCTTTTTCAAAAGTTGGGGTGAATATGGTTTAGCTGACTTTCGGTCGGACAACAAAGTTAAGAGAAAGAAAAATTTTCTGCCCGAAGTTAAAAGTTTGGTCAACCTTTTCAAAGGTTGTGGGTGTGGGCAACGCCCGCAAATAGTTTTCTTTTATACAATGTCTGACAGCCGAATGGCTTGCCGTTTGCGGCTTGAATACAATGGCGAGAGCCTTTTAATTGCGTAAGTAGGAATAAGTCAGAAAGATTATTTTATAAGTTTGTTGCCTGTAAACTACTTATACATTATAATAAAATGCCTACCATTCCGCTTTTCTTTTGCGTGAAAAGAAAAGCTCCAAAAGAAAGCACGCTTAAGGGGAAAGGGATTTCGAGTCCCTTTCCCCTTAAGTATCCCCTTTCCTTAGACGACCAAGGTCAGTGACCTTGGAACCTCTGACTTATATTTTTCTAATAAAATTTGTACTTGGCAAAATAAGTTATTTAATTATTTCCTTTTTAAACTTACACTTGCCTTTTGTTGGCTCTGCTCAAAACAGCACCTTTTAAAAAGGGTTGAACTAAATTTTGATTTTATAAAATTTACCATAGAACCTACTTTTTATTGCACTATGTAGTCCTTGAAAATCTTTTCAAAGCGTTTAAAGAAAACATTTTTGTTGCTTTTTATCATAAAGCCGAATAACAGTGAAACAGCAATTATATCGAATACGGGCAAAAACCATATAAACGGCAGTTCTGTATAGATTTCGGGATAGCTTAGGAAAAGGACAAGGCAGGTTGAAACCGTAACCAATACAAGAAAACCGATCCAAAATATTATATCTTTTTTGTTTGTGTAAGATTTAACGCATACATCAAGCTGAGTTCCACGCTCTTCGGCTGTAATTTCATTTATCGGATTAAAAGGCTTGTATTTGTCGGCAGGGTGAGGACAGAGTTTTGCGGATTTACCGTTTACAGAGCCGTAAAGTGTTGTATCGCTTGCGGTGTTTCTGTTTAGGTTTGAAAGCGGCATATCTTTTGGGGTGTGATTGCCGAGAATATTAAAAAATTCTGCCTGCGATATGTTCATTTTATAATTGTGTTCTTTCAT